AGGCTGTATGGATGGTGATGATAAAATAGGTTGTCTTGTTGGTACAGAAGATAGCATTGGATTTATTAAGAAATTTGAAATGCGAAATGGTGTGAAAAATACAGCATTAGCATGGGATTATGCTTTTCAAGCTATAGAGAAAGGATTAAAAGATAGGTCGTTAGATTGGACTGATATAAAACAAATGCTTAGTCCAGATCAAACTTTTAAACCTAGAGGTGGTGGTAAAGAAGATATCTTAAAAAATATAAATAAAAAATATCATGATAGACTATATGGCTTAATGAGAACTTATGAAGATAAAGCATTTCAAGAAGAACAAAGAGAGAATAAAATTGCTATTAAAGCTGGGATAGATTCATATATAGGTAAAGAAGGTACATTTACTGAAACTATAGATACTGGCGGCCATGTTAGTGAACAAGATGTTTTAGATGCAGCAGAGAAACTTAAACAAGATTTTAGAGCACAGAATGTAGAATTTACTGAACAAGATTTACAACCTTTATTAACTTATTTTACTTGGGAAGATCAAGATGATAGTATCATAGTAAGAGAATTAAAGAAACAAATGTTAGATAATCCAGGTCTAAAAATACATAACTGGAGAGCGCAAGTAAATCAGATAAAAGATGTAGACCTTAGAAAAAAGACAGTAGAAGAATTAAAGAAACATCATGCAATTGAAAAAGATATTTTAAATGATTTCACTCAAGATTTTAATGCTGTATTAGTTACTAAATATCCTTCTCAAATAACAACTTCTGCACGAAATTCATCACAATGGATTACTGAACAACGTAATGCTGAAGAGTATTTCAAAGATAAATATAGAGAATTAATAAATACACCTGGTCTAACAGAGGATCCTTACGAAGCTGCTTTAAAAGATACTGCACAAAAACATTCTGAAGGCAAGTTTGATAAGAGAGAAACTCCTAAAAAAGATGTTGAATTCAGTAAATCTCTGGAATCAGTTAGAGCACATATTGATGCATCTAGTAATAATGAAGTCTTAAATCAAGAGACTTATTGGGCTGGAGAAAAGGAAGCTGGTATACTACCAGGTCTACGTTATAAAAGTGGTGAACAAAATGACAGAGCAGTTGATTACTATTTAAGTCTTCAAAGGTATTTCCCTACTCTTACTTGGTATGAACTAATGAATAAGAGGATGGAAGTATTAGGAATTAAAGATAAGGAAACTGCAGGTAAGGTTAAGACAGAAGCTTTCGTAATACCTGAAAGAAAACATGCAGAAGAATTAGGTACAGATGGTTCATTACTTATTGATAGTAACAAGAATACTCCTAATAGAACCTATAGAGTATTAATTAATCCACAGAATACAGAATGGATGTTAGATACAATACAAGTATCTAGCAATCCTAATAATATACAAAACTGGCCTGGACCTGCTATCTTACGACCTAATTTAAAACTAGAAGATACACCTCTTGATAGAGTTAGTAATATGGTTAAGGATACAAATATGAAAGTCGGTCTATATGGATTAACACATAGGTCTTTTAAAACACTAGAAGAAGCTGGTGTATTAGATTATTACAGAGATACTCCATTTGATGCAGAAACACAAAAAGAATTAATGGTACATCTTGCTAAATTAAATTCAAATAAACAAAATCTTTCTACTTTATCTGGAGGTTATAAAAGACTCATGTCTATACCAAAAGAAACATTAGATGAATTTAATGCATTAGATGAGGATAATTTAAATATATCACTATTTAACCAAATAGATAATCTTATACCGGCTGCAGCTGATGTGATTATTAAAGAAGGATATCAACCAACTCTTCAGGAATCTTGGGAAAAAACTGGTATCTATAAAACTTATGATTGGTTAAGAAATCTAGGGCCAAAACAGAAAAAAGAAGAAACAGATGAGATGCCCCTACCATATACAGGTGGAGGTTTATAAATACATTACTAAGGTAATATGGAACCAGAATTTAACATACCAGAAGTTGATCAGAAAACATTAGATGAAGGAAAGAGAATATTAGATTCTATATCTGATGGGTTTGAACAACAACAGGCAGCTGAAGAGCAGAAACAGCAACAAATAGTAGAAGATCAACAACTACAAGCTCAACTTGAAGATCCAAGGACTAAAGAGGGCGGTGGTGGCTTTAAAGGTTTTGCTACAGAAGTAGGGTCTGCATTCAAGGGTGGTATCCAAGATACTGTTTCTTCAGCTACAACTTTCCCAGAAAGAGCAGTTGATATGCTCTCTGGTGAGATGCAAAAAGAAAGAGAAGAAAAAGGTTACTATAGACCTGAATGGGATCCTACTAAATCATACGAAAACCCTATCGTAACTAGAACATGGTGGGGTCAGTTAATAAGAGGTACAGTACATTTTGGTACTCTAGCAGCAGCTATTATACCAACTGCTAAAGCTACAGCAGCTCGTTTTGGAATAACTGCTACAGGTTTAGCTGCTAATAGTCTAGTAAGGTCTGCTGGAATAGGTGCTGCATCAGATATAATTTCTAAAGAATCTGATGGTCATAATGCTCTAGCTATGCTTAGGGATAGGTTTGGTTGGATGGATACACCTTTAACAACTAAAGATACTGATCATCCTTTAATGATGAAGTTAAAAAACATCGTAGAAGGAATGGGAATTGGAGTAGTATTTGATAGTGCTGCTATGATTCTTGGTAAAGGTACAAAAAAAGTTAGATCTAAAATTGCAGAAAGAAATGCTAGTGTAGAAGATAATGTAAATAAAAAAGCAATATCTGAATTAAGAAGGAATGAAGAATTCAGAGCTGCAAAGAACAAAGGTATTGCAGATGAATGGCAAGGTGATAATCTTTCTACAGATGACCCTTTTATTATATGGGAAAATCAACAACGTATAAGAAAAGAATGGGGTGCTGAAGATGGTTCTTCAGGTAATCCATTCACTCCTGTACAGAAAGAACGTATAGCTAAAGAAGCTGGTATCTCAGAAGAACTTGTAGATGAGGTTCTAAGGAAACTCTTAAGTAATGATAGATATCAAACGATTGTACGAGGTACTAAGAATAGCCGTAAGCGGTTAGTTGAAGTATTTGGGGACGCTGTAGCAGCTCATCAAAGGATAACACAAGGTAGAAATGCAGCAGAATTACCAGCTCAAGAATATTTAAAAGAAATATTTGAAAGTTGGGATGTATATGATAAAGGTACTCCTGATCAAATACAAACTATTACTAGTAGAAATGTTGTCGTAACAGACTTAGTTGTAGGTAGTTTACTACAACAAGTAAGAGATATGGGTATATCTGGTAGAGAAATAGCAGACTTTGCTGATCTTACAGATATAGATGGACCTGCTGAGAATATAGTTAATACAATGTTAGTTGCTTTAACGGAAGTTAAACGAGCTAGAATTGTTAAATCTAAGAACTTTGCAGAACTAGGAGCTGGTAAACGTAGATATCTTAAAGAAACTCTTTCTAAAGATATGGCTGATACTAGAGAATCAATCCAATCTATCTTAAATATTGCTAAAGATAGTGATGATGATAATTTACTTATGGCTCTATTTGAAGCTTTTTCATCTATGAAAACAGTTAATAGTTTAGATGACTTTGATAACTGGGCTAGAAAGATGATCAGAGGTGGAGACATTGAAGGTAAGAAACAGACTGGTTCTTTAATAAGAGAATTAGAAGGTATGATGGTACATAGTATTCTAAGCGGTCCTAAGACACCTGTAAGAGCTATAATGGGTACAAGTACTGCAACCTTCTTAAGACCTATGTCAATGGCTTTAGGAGCTGCTATACGATATCCTTTTAATGGAAATAGTACTCAAATAAAAGTAGGATTAGCTTCTTTAAATGCTATGATGCAGGCTATACCAGAATCATTTGAATTATTTAAAAATAAATTAAATTCTTATTGGACTGGTGATTTAGCTACTGTTAAAACAAGATTTGCTGAATACACTAGAGCTGATGATAACTGGGAGATTTTAAGAAGATGGGCTGAAGATAGTGGTAGAGCTACAGATGGAGATAAAGCATTATTTAGAATGGCTAATATGGCTAGGAAAATGAATGATAATTCATTCTTTAGTTATTCTACTAAAATAATGGCTGCTACTGATGATGCTTTTAGATATATTCTAGGTAGAACTAAAATGAGAGAGAAATCTCTTAGATCTGCTCTTGATGCTAAAGCTAAAGGAACTTTAACAACTGATATAACTCCACAATTATTAAAAGATTTTGAAGATGATTTCTATAGACAAATCTTTGATGGTAATGGTGATTTAATTGATGAAGCTACAAAATTTGCAGCTAAAGAAGTAACATTAACTAATGAATTAACTGGCTTTGCTGGAGGATTAAACCAGGTATTCCAAGCACATCCTTGGGCTAAACCTTTCTTCTTATTTGCTAGAACTGGTGTAAATGGTTTACAACTAACAGCTAAACATACACCTGGTTTTAACTTCTTAGTTAAAGAATTCAATGATATAGCTTTTGCTAGTCCTAATAAACTAGATGATGTTGCTAAATATGGTATAACTTCAGCAGAAGAATTAGCTAATGCTAAGGCATTACAAACTGGTAGATTTGCAATAGGTTCAGCTTTAACTTCTATGGCTATTTGGTCTTGGATGTCTGGTAATCTTACAGGTAATGGTCCTGTTGATAGACAGAAGAGACAAGCATGGATGGCTGCTGGATATACTCCACGTAGATTAAGAGTAGGTGACGTAGAATTTAATTATGATTCTATAGAACCATTTAACCAAATATTTTCTATTATAGGAGATATTGGTGATGCTAGTCAATTAATGGGAGAAGAATGGACAGAAGACCAACTACTGAAAGTATCTTTAGTCCTGGCTCAAGGTGTAACAAGTAAATCATATCTTGCTGGTATGCAACAGTTTGTTGATTTATTTGGTGGTAGACCTGGACAAGCAGAACGTATTATAGCTAATATTACTAATAATCAAATTCCGTTATCTGGATTAAGAAATGAACTTGGTAAATTATTTACTCCATATACTAGAGAATTAAATTCAGGTATAGTAGATGCATGGAGAAATAGAAACTTACTAAGTGAAAAAATAGCTTTAGAACCATTACCTATTAAATATGATTTATTTAGAGGTGGTCCTATAAAAGACCATGATCCTATCACTAGAATGTGGAATGCAGTTTCACCTATAAACTTTAATTTAACACCTGACCCAGCTATAGATTGGTATTTCCGTACAGGTCATAATACTAGAATGGCTATTTATTATGCACCAGATGGTACTAATTTAACTGATTCAGCTGAAATAAGATCTAAATTCATGAAAAATATAGGTGATAGAAAAATAATAAATCGAATAAGAAGGTTAATGAAAAATCCTAAAGCTATAGCATCAGTAAAACAAAGAGAAATAGACATTGCTAGTGGTAATAGATCTCTATATGAAGAAAAAGACTATTGGCATAACAAAGAACTTGATAGAATATTTGATGAAGAAAAACGTATAGCTTGGAATAAACTTATGGATGATGAGGATGTAATAAAATTACGAACTGAACAAACTGATAAAAAAAGAAGACGTTTAGAGAAAACTCGTCAAACTAGTGGGTATGAATCTTTATTAAACATGTATAAATAACAATGGCAACAGAACAAACAATTACAATTAGTGGAACTCCTACAGTGGTTTCTGGTGTCACTGTTCCTTATGCAAACACATCAGATTTAGAAATATATATCGGTAAAGGTAAAGTAGAATCAATAGAAGTTACTAATGCTGGAGCTGGTTATACTAATTATAAACGAGCAGATGGTGCTTCTAAAACACTTGTATTTAGTGGTGGTAGTGGTGGTACTTCAACGACACCTACAGCACCAAGTCCTGCTGTATACACAACTGTAGGTGAAAATAATTCTGGAAGAGATTCAGGAACATTTGATGGGAAATGGTATGTATCAGCAGCTAATAATGCAGATGAAGTAACTTTTCCTGTAGGATCCAACTATACAACCGCACCTAATATAAGTGTAGAAAACTTTGATGGAGGTACTGGTGCTCAATTAACAGCTAAGATATACGCTAAGAAAACACCTATTACACATTACACTTTATCTGGTACTAGTGGTAATACTACTATCACCTTTGAAGCTGGATTACTAGCTGATGGAGATAAAGTACTAATCAAAAGAGTAACAGGTGTCAGTACAGCTGCTAATACATTCGCTGCTGGTAGTGCTATAACAGCTGAAGCACTGAATAAAAGCTTTGATCAAATAAGATATAAAGTAGAAGAGTTACCTAATGTAACAAGTACTGCAGTTACTAATGGAGTTAAAGACGATATAGAAGTATCAGGTAGTAATTGGACTATAGTAAATGATGCAGTTACTGGTGCTAAGATAGCTGATGATCAAATCAATTCAGAACATTATGT